TAATTCTAACGAAAAACAAAAACCCCCTTTTTACACGCTAAAAACCCCCCCCTCTCCACCCCACAACGGGGGGGTTTGGCGGGAAAAAAAGGGGGGCTGTCGCTCGTCCATTAGTCACACGACTGATTGACGCTTCCTAGCTCGCTTTTAACGTGGTTCGCGGCACGTTGATTTTACTGCTAAGTAATAACAATCTATCGCACCATAATCAAAACGTACATCGTCTTTTCCGATATATTTTTTGAATTTTGGTCTGGTGATACCTGAGAAAGCCCATTGATGGTCTTTCATCCGTTCGATAAGTTCATCAACGTTGTTGAAATAACCTAGAAAAAATCTTCGATGTCCGTTGTAGACAAAATATAGTTTTAACAATAAGGTGTACCACCTTTCTAAAAGTAATCTTTCCTTTTATTTTTCAAATCATTGAATACCATCAAATGATCATTGTCTACACCTTTCATCAAACGACTCATGAATGGCCGACCGTATCGCTTTTGGATTTCCTGTGCAGTTAGGTTTGTAGTGATAATCGTGTTGGCCCTTTTATTGAGGATGTTGTAAAGAATGCTGAAGGACCATTCACTGTCTTTCTCCATCCCAAGATCATCTAGGACTAAAAACTTTGCGCTAGCAATCTTATTTACCAGGAACTCTTCTTGGCTGAAATCCGTCTTAATCTTCATCAGAAGATCAGTAACATTGATGAAGATAGCAATTTCTTTTGTAATCGCTGATAGTTTCTTCATAATCGCAAATGCAAGATGGCTCTTACCTGTTCCAGCTTCGCCTTGAAAAATAACATTATTTCTGGCACCGTCTGCCCACTCTTTACAGATTTTTTTGGCAAAATCTAACTTTTCAGCTTCTTTTTCAGTAAGTGCGTCAAAATTCTCAAGAGTAGCATTCTTCAGCACATCATCATATAAAGAGAATTTTTCGAGATAAAACTTACGCTCTCTCTCGTATTCTGCGTCAGCAAGCTCATTTACTCTTATCTGATTCTCTGCATGAATCCGTTCGGATTCGCATAAGCGACAGAGAACATCGTTTGTACGAATAATCTTAATCAAAGGAATTTTGTGTTTGTCGCAAATTTCATCCTGTTCTTCAGTATTTCTGTGATAAGAGAGAGCCATTTCTTCTAAAGCATCCGTTACCATGACATCCTACCTCCACAAGCTTTCCAGCTAGCCATATCTGACAAACAAGCAGTAACGGTAGAAAGAGGTTGTTTTATTAGCAAAGACTTCTTTTCTTCACTTATCGGATAAAATTCCTCTTCAAATTGCTTGATAAGTTCTAAAACCCCCATTCGTCTTTTACCTCCTGTCCTGATTTTTTCTCATTGTGTTGCTTTTCTGATTGTCGAACTTGCTCAACTGTCGTAACCTGGTTCAGCTGCCAATTTCTTAGAATGCCACCAATATATTTGATGTTTGGTTTACCTAAATTAATAGCTGTTTTCAATGCTTCTTTAACTAGTTCAACATCATTTTCCTTTAACAGATGATTAATTCCCTCAATCTCAAAACCTGATAGTAATCTACGAAACTCAGATTGGAATAATTCAAGGATATTTTCATTACTACTAGTAGTAGTTATATTCTTATCTTTATCTAATCTATTCTTAATCTTAGTCTTATCTCCTTCTACTTCTTCTTCTAGTGCGTTACCGTCCGTTACTGTAACGTTACATGTAACGTTACCAAGAGCAAGGTTTTTTTGTTTCTCACGATGTCTTGCAACACGATTGCGTGTTTGCTCCTTGATTTTTTCCATCCCGTCAATATTTTGATGTTTTTCCCAATTTGGCAGCGTGATAACACCATCTATAATTTCAATCATTCCGAATTGTTCAAAAATTCCAAGAGCCATTCTTACACTATTCAGAGGCCTTTGAAAGATTGTTGCAAGCATCTCATCAGTGTAATGAACTTTATCTGACATCATCAAAAGTCCGTTGCGATTATGTTTGCCAGCAAGAGCTAGGATTTTAAACCATATAACCAAAATTGCATCATGATCTGGTAGTGCATCAATAAGGCGTATCTTTTCATCATCAAAAATATCCGTCGTAATCTTAATCCATTTGATTTCAGACATATAGATTTCCTCTTCTAACTTTATCTTGATAGCCATTTCCTACGGTTTGCTCGATAGTCTTTCTTCATATCTTCATAAATTTTGTGACTTTCTAATTCCATTATCTGCAATCTAAGTAACTTATTTTTATTTGAAAGTTTCTGATAGTCTTTGGCCAGTTTTTCATAATCATTAAGGTATTCTTTGATTAGAGTTAAATTTTCAAGGTTGTAGTTATAAAATATTACGTCGTGCCTTGATTGTTGTCGTTTTTTATCATCGAGAAGCTCGTTATAAATTTGGATTGTATTTTCAACCCATTTGATTGATTGATTGTAATCTGTTGACATTGGCTTTGCTCCTTATTTTTGCTTTTTTGATAGACCAACAGGAGGATGTTCGTTAAACGTGAATTTTCTGTCACAATTTCTGATGTTTTCACGAGCAATATTGTTGAATTGATTTCGCCCTTGTTGGTAGATCTCAATAATCATCTTGTCATGTTCTTCTTGCTCTTCTTGTTGCCGTTTTGCTTTTTGTTCACCATATGCAATCAGTGACAATACAATGAACAAACTAATCATAGTTGTTGCAATTCCAAAAAATTGGCTTGCTAAAGTTGGTTCTGTCATTTTTCGTTCTCCTTACGCTCTTAATTTTCGTACTTGCTTTTCTAACTCTAAAATCTCATAAACATCATTGACATCGTACATAATATCTTTCCCCTGCTTACGAAATCTTAATCCTTTACGTTCTAACTTCTTAATATAGCCATGAGTAAAGCCAAACTTCTTCATCAAAGCCTGTTGATTGATTGGCATACGATCATTCTCTAACTGCTCCTTGACCTGCTTTTCAGCAAAGGCCAATAATTGATTGGTGAATAATTCAGCACTTTCGCCATCCAATCGTAATTGTAACGTTATCCCTTCCATTTTCTACATCCTCTCAACTATGCGGGCAAGCATTTTTGTGATATAATGGTTTTAATTATTT